CTTTTCCCCAAGGTCAACTGCCGCAGTGAAATCAAGGATGGGGGCTTTGTCATCCACGATTTCATTTACCACCAAACCCTTTTCCTCCTCATAATCCAATTGATACATCCACATCTTTCGGTTGGGCTCCGTATGAGATTTCACAAAGCTCAATGCATCCGCTTCCTTCCAATCCGGGGCAAATGAATAGCCAACCAACTGGGACTCCGCAGCTTCCGGGTGTTTGTCGCTGATAGTTTTGGCATAAACAAGCTGCACATTTTTCAGCTTGCAAACGGAAGGATTGGTGAATTCGTGCAGATCCCGAACAGGGTAAAACAACTCCCCGCCTTTCTTACGAGCAAATGTGTCCGGGAAACCAAGATCCACCAGACTCTTAACCTCAGAGTCAATTGCGTTTACATGCACATTGGCATGAGGATTTGCGGGAACTGCCACGCAGGAAATTTCCAGCAATTCCATTTTGGTGAATTCCCGACCACCCCACCACGGGTCTTTCTCATCGCGGGGGGTGAATTCAATTCCAATGAACCCCACAGAGAAAGAAGTCAAAAACCCACCTTTGTACTTGTTAAAAATTTTGACCGCAAATTCATCAGCCATGTCAAATTTCGGTTGAAACATGAGATCCGTATCCACCCATGTTTTGATGGACTTTGCCACTGGGGGTTCCCAGTAATTATGGGACCACGGGATAACGGGATTTTTCTTAAAATTTTTAAGATCAAATCCGTCCTGGTGCAGAATGTCCTTATCCCGGTCCTCTTTCTTAGAGGATGCACGGGCAACAAATGTTCCCTCCTTTTCATCAAGGTCCAACAGCTTCACCTCAACGAAATCGGACCCGAAAATGTTTTTGCCATCTTTTACTACCGGCTGACCGCTTTTGCCTTTAATAAGGTATGCCATGGTTAGAGTCTCCTTGTCACTTAGTGTCTGTTGCAGTAATTGTGCAATCGCAAGATAGATTCAATGATTCACCGGGGAATCGAATTAGATGCTTCCCCAATTGAAAACATTTAACACCATCAACAACCCGTCCTTTATGTCCGCACTCATTTCGATTAACCACCCAAACCGCTTTTTGATCTCTGCCCATTATGATCTCATATTTTGTATAGTTTATGCAAGAACGAATTATTGAATTAGTTATTTTGATCATACGGGGGTTATTATCAAATTCTCTTTTAACATGATCCGACCAATCCCCTGATTGGTTCCATTTGCTAAAAATAGTTTCATGATACCGTTTTGCAATTTCCAACGCGAATGCCCTTACCCACAAATTATCAAGTGGTGTATTTTTCGATTTAAAAACCTCATACAAAACGGTAATGGAATCAATCATGCAGCTTTGCAGATAAATGTGTAATTTATCAATGGTCAATTCCTTCGGTGGAGATGTCTTAATGAATTCAGCCAAACGGTCAACCCAAACATTGCGAATGACTGTTTCATCCTTCTCAGTGATGTCAGCAGCACTCCTACCGTCAGTAGGATTATCATCCCGATCATCAGAACCACTGGCATCCGGGCGACCATCACCACCTGTATTATCGCTTTCACCATCTCCCCCTGCGGTGGGTTTAGGAGCAATGGCAGCAGCAGTAACTTTGTCCAAATCCGTTAGCTTGATATATTTATTAGGGATGATGATCACATCACCACCCTCAACGGGTGGTTTGTTTTGAACTTCCTGCCGCCACTCATTAATTGTTTGGGTAGGAACACCCGCGAGATAAACTTTTGATTCCTGCAATTCCAAAAGCCGATCTCTGGGGATAGGGTTGTCGTGCTTAACTTGCAATCGCTCATCAAACGATGCACACACGACTGATGTGAGTTCTTCATCCCATGTTACCAATCTTGGTTCAATCGATTCACGATTAAAAGAAATATCTGCTTGGACAGACCCTGAACGATTCATATCCGCAAAACCAAGTTTTGATTTTGGAACACGATACGCCGCAAGGACTTTCTCCATTGACCAATTAGCAAGGTTTAAAAATTCAAAGTCCCTATTCGTAAATTTAATAGGAACTGGTTTCAACCCTGAATCCAACACTGCTACATCATGAAAATTTCCCTGGTACTTTTCTTTCCAACGCTGTTTGATTTCATCTGCTTTATCTTGATCAATAGGTATATCGGTTGACAAAGCCATATCCACCCGTGCTGAATTTTTAAAAAAATCCCTTTCATAAATTTCAACGTAAGTATCAATATCCGATGCATACGCTTGTGCTTGGATAGGGCTCATTGGATAAAAAATATTTACAGGGTTCGGGTACTGTAAAATAATCAATTCCCGATTATCAAATGTAATCCATCCCCTCCCGCTGTTAAAATAATATTTTACAGATGGGCTAGTCAGTGTCCCACCCACTTCCACTTTTACAAAATCGTTCATGTTCAATGGCCACAATTCCCACACTTGACCCAGTACATTTCGCAGAGGATAAATAACGGACATGCCACATAGGTCCAATTGGATCTGGCAGAACTGTTTGATAAAACGAAAAGACATAAACTCATTGGGCTGTCGGAAAGGTTTTGTGTAAACAGCAAAATTCTTGTTTTTGGTGCTTAGCTTTTCCCCTGTGTTCTTGTTATAAAACGCATAGGGGAGAGAACCGATACGATCTGAAATTAAAGTCACACAATCATAGACCCATGAACGATACGCCTCAATTTGTTGCTTGGGAGCAACTTTCAAATTGGTTGGCCCGCTTTGTTCCCGCGAAATGATTTGGCGCAACTGTTCATAGGTTTTTGTTGAACCCCACTCAAGTTCAATTGGCCCAAGTGTTATTTTCATCCTGTCCTCCCATCTTTTCAGTCAATGACTGATTTTGATGAATTGGTCCACTACCAGCAATTTGGCCCCACCATACCACGAAGCAACTGCTTGGCCGCTTCACGCGCAAACCACATGGCCATTACAATGTCCGTGGTTTCCCAGAATGGATGATGCACAAATTCATGATACAGTTTCATCCACGGGTCGATGGTATCCACCTCCCCAGAAGAAGGTTCCCGATCAAAGCAAAACATCCATTCTTGATTTTCAAACTCTTTTTCCATAGATGGCAAACCAGTATTTGGGTCGGCCTTATTCTTCCCTGTTAAAAATCCTTCAATTTTAATTTTATACCGCTTCCAAGAATCTGCCCCTAATGATGAAACCAGCATATCAATAATGGCATCCTGCACACCATTATTTTCTGCAAAATAAAAGTCGGCACCATACTTTTGATAAAATTTAATAATGTAGGCAGGGATTTCTTGTGCGCCTCTGAGTGTAACCACTTCAACAGGGAGTTTCAGACCAGACTTGCGATTAACCGCTATGATTCCCATTACTGTGCCGGGACGATGCGTACTGGCAAAATCGATGCCACCCATGAACACCCAATTATTTTTATGTTCAATGATACTGTGGGGGTCAATTCCAAACTGGCAGCACTTCTTAAAAGATGGGAAAGTCTTGTCCTTATCTGAATAGGGGATTAACCGATAACCACGATCAAAGTCACGTTGCCCCAATTCACCCATTTTTTCCCGAAGTGATTTGGCGTTAAACTTTGACCATAAAGGCAACTGCGCCTTACGATTAAATGAATCTTTGTATTGTAAGTATTTCAAATCTTCTGAAACTGCAATTTGCATCCAGGACCAGACAGGGTTTCCCTGAAGAAACGCTGCAAGATCATTCTCATGCCATTTATTCATCATGACAACGACCTCACCAGCGGTAGGGATTAGACGGGTAAGCCAGATATTTTTAAATGTATCCTCTATTTTTTTACGGGAGATAGGTTCCAAAACTGCGGTCTTTAGATCTTGGGGGTCATCAAATACCAGCAAATTAGCGCGACCACCGATTGCTGTACTCATCACACCATAGGCTTCTACCGTCCCATCCTTAGACATAGCTTTGCGTTGAATAATAAATCGCTGTGACCCCCAAATTTGGGTAGGAAGAATATGTGGGGCAATCCGTTTAAAATCATCATCCTTGCTTATGATATCACGAATAGCACGGCAGCGTTTAACAGCTTCAGTTTCAGAAACATGAATTATTTTTGCAAGGATGTTCGGATTCTGAGCAATCCGATGCATAACATACCCAGTGCATATTTGTTCAGTTTTCCCATGACCAAACGCACCAAGGATAAGATATTTATTGAATCCATGCGATTTAGCATACCGAATGAACCGATGCATGATATTGTGAACAGGCTCATTCTTTACCAACTTTCCAGAGGAATCTTTTAAAAATTGAAAAGTAAACAATTCGGACTTCTTGGGAACAAGCTCACTATGATCCAGATCGATACCAGTTACCAACTGGTTCAACTGGGATTCCATGAAGGTACCAAAGTCTCTATCAATTATCATTTGATCCGACCACTTCTACCGTTTTCTTATAATCCAGTTCCTTGCGCTTGGCATCATAGACAACCGAATCCACGTTAATGGTTCGGAGATTTTGGAGGATAAGCCTTTTCATTTCGGGGGCGGTTTGATTTACAATATCAAGGACCACACGCATGAAAGTTCCCAGCTTAACTTCATACTCATGGCGAATGGTATCCTTCTTGCCGTACTTATCCGGAAACTTGCGTTCCAGGAACCACGCAGATGCTTGCCATTGCCCAAGTTTCCCGGCTGTGTTAATATTCTTTAAATGGGTCAGTTCAGCGTTTCCTTGGCAGGCTTGCAATAATTCTTCAAAGGCGGGTTCAGAGCGGATAATCCCAAGTCGATAGTCAGATATCCCATTGAGCTTGGCAGCGTCCTTGATGTCCATCCCATCCATGACCGCTTCCAGCAATTGGGCTTTGGCCAATTCCTCTTGAGCCCCAGAGGACAACTGAGCAGGATCTACAGCATCTTTTAATTTAAGAACATATTTTTTCATAAAAAACACCCCTGGATTACCATTAATGAACAATACATATTTATTTTACATAAAATAACCCATTAATGTCAATGGAGATCACCAATGTCATCCAAGAATGTCAGTAGACTAAGTTCCCAATCCAAATTCAATACACCTATCGAAGTATCACCATTCCTTAAAAATTTCCATGCAATCCTTCTGGAAAAACTGATTATGACCAAAGATGGGTCATATTCAAAAGAAGCGTTGGACAAGGTGGCGCGTCAATTTGTTCACAAGGCCAGGGACATTAATATGGACATTGACCCTATCCGAATTACCTGTGATCTGGAACCAGAACTTTATTGGTGGGTACAGGAAACAGCGAAGAAAGTTACGGGGGATGTCATGCCTATGGATAGGTTGGTGTACCTCCTGCTAACCTATTTTGTGGCGTGTTATGCTAACAAGCGTGTACCAAAAAATTTCCAACCCTTCATGCGTGTAAAACCAAGCTGTAGGCTGGCTAAGCTCAGTAAGTTTAAAATGAAATTTGGAAAGTTTTTCAAAAACCACGTTGAATCCTTCCCGGAACAAATTGACAAAAA